TAGTAAATAATAACGGCTATCCTGAATTAACTACACCAGGATTACCAGTATCACCAACAAGTGATGTTATAATTGCAGGTGATTGGATTGCTATAAGAGGAACTAATTCTTATAATGGAATTCAAAGAGTAAAAGAAGTTATAGGCAGTAAGATAATATTAGAAGTAACTTATATAGATAATGTTATTACTCCTACTGCTAAATTTAATAAGGAAATTAGTAATAGTTTTTTACAGTATGCAGCAGATGTACCTAATGCACCAGCCTCTTTAGTAGAATTTATCTATACTACAAATTGGTTTATAATTAAATTAAATAATGTTTATTATAAATATGATTTAAGTAAAAAATCCATTAGTCTTATAAAAGGCAAATGGTATGCGGCAGTACTTAATTTAAATAACTTAGCTAAACAATTATCACTGTTTCTTTATAATACTGTTGAAGTTGCAGGAGCAGTTAATCCTGAAAGAACAGCTGACTTAACAAATATTTATGTTAATACACAAACAATTCCAGCCACTTCCATAGATAATGATTATACTTGGAAATTATTAGGTTGCCAAACAGATCTTACTAATATAAGAATTTGGAGCCAACCTATAGAAGAAGAATTGCAAGAATTAATACTCAGTCAATACGTTGTAAAGGATTCTCACCTAGCTTTATTATTAGATAATGCTTCACCTGAATTATTACTTCCAACCGTTACTAACCCAAGATAACTTGGAATATATATTATAAATTTAGTTATAATGAAAGACGAATCGAAAAATAAATTTCGTAATAGTTTAGGAGATCTCTTAAATGATTTACCAGATGAAGTAGAAGGATTAAGCAATAACTCTGAAGAATTACAACCAGTAAGAGTTGATAGCGGGCAAGCTACTGCATTAGTTAAAGCTAAGAATAAGGCTGAAAAGGTAATGAATAGTTTATTGACTTTTTATTTAAGTGAAGAAATTATTGCAGAGCATGAATACATTAGAGCTAAAGCTCAATTAGATGAATCTGCATTATCTATGTTAATAAGACAAATGCAAAATAGCGAAACGGCTATTACCTTATTAATGGAAACAATACATGAAGGTGATGTATCACCAAGAATGTTTGAGGTATTAAGTGATTTGCAAAGAACTCTTTTAGATATTATTAAAAGCCAAACAATGTACATGGTGGCAATAGAAGAGAATGCTAAGAAGATATCTCGAGATGTGGATGTTTATCATAGTACAGAAAGTTCAACTTCCAATAAACAAAGTGGTATTAAATCTAGAGGGACAAAAGATTTAATGAGAGCTTTACAAGATACAATTAAAGAAGAAGATATAGAAGACGTCGATGGAAATGAAAATGAAGAATAATTACTTACTAATCCAGGAGGTTAAGCAAGTAGAACAAAAAACAGAATCAGGAATTATAATACCTGCTGAAAAATTTAATCGTAGAGCAAGAGTAGTTAATCCAGGTGATAGCGATGTATTAAAGAAAGGTGATATAATTTTTAAAAATATGGGCAAGGGAACAATATTAACTTTAGATGATATAGAATTTGAAGTGATACATAAAAGCCAATTAATTGCCGTAATAGAAAACGATGCCTAAACCACAAGCAGAATCAGCAGGATTTGAATTTAAGATATCGAAAGGTGCTGAGTCTTTTGCATGGACTAGTCATAAGGTTGAGCAATTAATGCTGGCTATTGATGAAGGGTATAAACCAAAGTCTACTCCGTTTTATGAAGGAAATCCTAATTTAAGAAAGGGTAATATTGTATTTAATTATACCGATGAAGAAATAAGAGAAATTAAAAAGTGTGCAAAGGATATTGTTTATTTTGCAAATACCTATTGCACTGTAATGACTGATGAAGGTTTACAAACAATTGAATTAAGACCTTACCAAGAAAATATGTTAAGGCAATTTCAAGCTGAAAGATTTAATATATGTTTGGCAAGTAGACAAGTTGGTAAAACAATATGTTCTTCGATTTTTATTGCTTGGTATTCTGTATTTAATTTTGATAAAAATTCGCTAATACTTTCAAATAAGGGTGCTACAACAAGAGAAATTATTGATAAAGGTAAAACTATATTAGAACACTTACCGTTCTTTATCAAGCCCGGTACTCTTAAATGGGATGTATTTAATTCTAAGTTTGATAATGGTTGTAGAATTATAGGGCAGACGACAACTAAGAAAGCTGCAATTGGTTTTACTATTCACTTATTGTTTATGGATGAGTTTGCTCATATACCTGCAAACTTTGTAAATACATTTTATGAAAATGTTTATCCAACAGTATCAGCATCTAGTAATTCAAAAGTTATTATAACAAGTACACCTAATGGCTTTAATAAGTTCTATGATATTTATACTGCTGCTGATAAAGGATTAAGTGAATATACACCATTCCGAGTTGATTGGTGGGATGTGCCAGGAAGAGACGATGCATGGATGAAACAAGAGGTTGCTAACTTAGGAAGTGACGAGGCATTTAATAGACAATATGGAAATCAATTTATAGCAAGTTCTTCATTATTACTAAGTGCAGCTAGTCTTAAAAAATTAACACAAGGACAAATAGAATTTAAACATAAAGAAATACCTGAATTTGATGATGCTGAAATTGATTACTCTAGTTTATTATGGCAACCTAATTTTAATCTGGATGAGATAGAAGAAGATTATAATTATTGGGTATTTTCTGTTGATATAGCAGAAGGTACAGGTGGTGATTATTCTGTCATTAATATTTTTCAATTACAAATGTTAGATGAAAAAGACTGGAAATCTGTAACAACACCTGGGAGTTTTGTTGACTTTTTTGGTATAAGGCAAGTTGGTAGGTTTAGAAGTAATTCTCATACTATTGAAGAATTTGCAAAAACACTATACATTTTAGCATTTGATTTATTTCACTCAGAAAATGTAAAATTAATTATAGAATGGAATATGTTTGGCGGAGAATTAATAAAAAGAATGGAAACAGTATTTCCACAGAGGAATGAATTTGACGAAGAAAGTGTTGTTAAATTTAAACATAGGGTTGATGCTAAGACAAAATCATTTGGATTAAAAGTAAAGAAAGATAATAAACCTATTTTTTGTCAAAACTTTAAAAAATATATTTCTCAAAATAAAATTAGTATCTATGATAAAGATACAGTAAAAGAATCCTCAACATTTGGTAAACTTCCAAATGGATCATATGCAGGCCAATTAGGTAACGATGATTTAATTATGACTTGTATAAATAGTTCGGAGTTCTTTACAACCTTAGATTTTTCTGATTTTGTTGAAGAGATTTATGATGAGATAGATCCTTCAGTTCAAAATAAAATAGAAGAAATTTTAGAAAAAGATTCTAAGGGTGGGAATCTAAATTTTGATATCTATGACTTAGTATAAAAAGTAGTTACTTGGTAGATATATAAAAAAACTAATAAACAAAAAAAATATAATACAAGATGGCACTAGATCCAAAAATCGCTTCTCTTAAGGCTGCAGGAACATACAGATTTGAATTTGACAAAAGTCAAGTTGTTAGTATACCTGCAAATCAAACACGACTTGTAGTCGGTTTTTCTAAGACAGGCCCGTTTAATACACCCGTCTTCATTCCCGATACTGCTTTCTTTAAGCAAGTATATGGTGATATAGATAGAAATTTAGAAAGAAAAGATTCTTATTTTCATAGAAGCTGCTTAACTGCTTTAGAAAGAGGTCCTATTCTTGCTCTTAATTTATTAAGCTTAGATGCAACTGATAAAGTTAATGCAATGAGATATTCAACTGCGTCTACTCTTGATACTTCTCAAAAGAATGCCGGTGCACAATATGAATACGCAAAATTTTATAATAGAGATAAATTTTGGTTTCCATCAACATCAGATTTTTTAACTAATGTTGGAGCAGATGAAGATGCGTTATCACCTACAACTGTTAATGACTTTTTAGATATTACTAATTTAGGCCAAAACCCTGTATCAGTAATTGCTAAAAAATCTGCATTAACAAATGTTTTACCTTTTCAAGTAACTGTTGAAGAATGGTATGGTGCTGCAAATGTACCAGGTTTCTTAAACAAAGATAGTTTAATAGCTGACTTCTTTGTAGATATCTTTGTAATTGAAGGAAACTTTGGTGGAGATTTTAGTACAACTACTCCTTATTCAAGATTTAATGCAGATCCAACATTCCAAAAGTATTTTGATCCAAC